GGCGGCGCTGGTGCCCGATCCGCTGGACCGGATCGCGGGCTGGGCCAGCCTTGGGCGGCTGGACCTGGGGGACAATCCGCTGAAATCCGCAGCCGTGCCGGAGGTCGGCAAGCTGGCGCCCGACACGCTGTCGGCCGAGGCGATCCTGGGGCTGAAGCCCGACCTGGTGGTGGCCAGCGCCTACATGCTGCCGCCGGGCGTGCCGTCGCCGTTGCTGAGCCTTCTTCAGGCGGCGGGCATCCCGGTGGCCTGGACCAGCGGCCATGACGGCGCGCTGCCGCCCGAACAGTCGCTGGACCGGTCGATGGCCTTCTGGGGCGCGGTGCTGGGGCAGGGCGCGCGGGCGTCGCGGATCACCGATTTCGGCCTGTCCCGCTTTGCCGCCGTGCGCGCCTGTTCCGGGGGCGAAAGGCCGCGCACCTACATGGAAATCATGTCGACCTACGACGATTGCTGCTGGGCTGCCGGGCAGGCGTTCTGGGGTCCCTTGTTCGACATGGCGGGCGGCGCGCTGCTGGCCGGATCGGACGGATGGGGCGGCAAGCTGTCGGACGAAGGGCTGGTGGCGCTGCAGCCGCAGGTCTACGTGGCCACCGGCGGCAGCTATGCGTCGCAATTGCAGCCCGCGATCGGCCCCGGCCTGGATCCGGCCGAAGGTCGGGCCGGGCTGGCAAGGCTGGCGGCGCGCTCGGCGCTGAAGGGGTCGCCGGCGGTGCGGGCGGGCCGCGTGCACGGCATCTGGTCGGGGCTGATCACCGCGCCGATCCTGGTGCCCGTGCTGGCCGAATGCCTTGGCCGCTGGCTGCATCCCGAAGGCTGCGCCGCGCTGGATCCCGCGGCGACGCTGTCGACGCTGAATGCCTGCCTGTCTCACCCGATCAAAGGCCCGTTGTGGCTGTCGCTAGATGAAGATTGATGTACCAGATCACCAGCCGGATCGATTTCCCCGAAATCGACAGCCATTTCACCCCGCTTCTCGACGCCCTGGCCGCCCATCAGCTGCCGGTTTTCCGTGACGGCCCCCGCGCCGCCCGCGCCGGAGCGGGGCGCGAAATCGACCTGCGCGCCGGCGATGACCGGCTGCACGTGACCATCCGCACCGCCGACGAGGCAACGCTGAACTGGATGCGTTACGCCATCACCGCGCTGATCGATTTCAATGCGCGGGCGGTTTCGCCGGTGGTCGAATGGCACGGCGATACACTGGGCGAGACCCTGCCGCCGCAATTGCAGGTCTTCCGGGTCTGCGGCACCGAGGACATCGCGCCCCGGATGCGCCGGATCTGGTTTTCCGGGGCCGACGTGACGCGCTATGACACGATGGCGCAGATCCACAGCCGGCTGCTGTTCGGGCGTGGCCGGGGGATGCCGGCACAATGGCCCTTCATGACGGACGATGGCCGGATCCGCTGGCCCGAAGGGGCCGATACGCTGGACACGCGGGTCTATACGGTGCGCCACGTGGACGTGGCGGCGGGGCGGCTGGCGGTGGATTTCTTTCTGGGCGCCCATGACGGTCCGGCAACGGCATGGGCGCGCGGGGCGCGGGTGGGCGACGGCGTTGGCTTTATCGGGCCGGCGGCGCATGGGCTGATACCGGCGGGGGTCCACGTCTTTGCCGGGGACGAGACCGGCCTGCCGGGGATCGCGCGCTGTCTTGAACACCTGGGCCCGAAGGCGCGCGGCGTCGCCCTGATCGAGGTCGACGGTCCCGGGGACGTCCAGCCGCTGGCGGTGCCGGAAGGGGTGACGCTGCACTGGCTCTACCGGGCGGGGGCGGCGCCGGGGACCACGCCGATCCTGGCCGAGGCGCTGGCGCGGGTATCCTGGCCGCAGGACCTTGGGGATTGCGCGTTCTGGTGTGGCGCGGAATACGCCGCCTTCCGGGCGATGCGCCGGATGGTGCGGGACCTCGGCCTGCCGCGCGACCGGATCGTGGCCTTCGCCCATTGGCGCCGGGGCATGTCCGAGCCCGACATCGCAGCGGCGGGCAGCGCGTCCATTCGGGATTAGGGCGCGCGCGTTCAGGGGGTGATCTGTCGTAGGGTCACCCCGGCATCTGACCGGATGGACACGCATCGCGAGAGGTGCTACGTGGCGCGCAGCACCTCTGGTTTGCCCCTATAGCTCAGCTGGTAGAGCAACTGATTTGTAATCAGTAGGTCCGCGGTTCGAGTCCGTGTGGGGGCACCAATCATCATTGATTTTGTTGGATAAAGTTAGCCTTTCGGCTGATGGTCCCCCATCTGGTCCCCCACGCCAGTGATGAAATCCATCACCTCCTGGACGACAACGAACGTCAGCCCTGCGCGCTTGTGGAGACGAATGTGGCCCTTGTCAGCCCAGCGGTACAGGGTGGCCCTGGAAATCCCGAAGGTCTCTTTCGCCTGGCTCGGGCGGCATGTGACTGGCGTAGTCATGGGCTCGGTCTCCTAGACGGTGGTCAGATAATATGTTCGATTTTCAGGATGGTGATGCCGAACACGGTCCACCTGACTACTTCGACGTGGGAAACGGTTGGTTCCAAGCCAAAGCTCTTTCGCTCTTCGATGGTGTGGGTCCGGCCGATGATCGTCATTGCAACCCTCTCGCCCATGCGATCACCTCCGCCGCGGCCTTCTGGTCTCTGCGTCCGGTCAGTCGCGCCACGATCTCCTCGACGGCATAGTGAAGAGCATCGTCGCGGCATTCCGCGAACTTTCCCCATTTCGGGCCGACACGGTATCCATAGCCCCAGTCGCCAACGTGCGCGCTCGTGCTCCACATCCATCCGCCGTCCGTGTGCTGGTGCAGTTCGATTTCGCCTCGATGCCATGCAAGGCGAGGATGCGGCAGAAAGTGAAACTCGTCCGGGTCGCCCTGGATCACCTCGCCGTTCGGCTGGACTGGAACAACGATTGGCGGCGATCGAAGTGCGTCAAAGAGGCTGAGTTGCTGTCCCTGCATCACCGCTCTCCCTCTGGCAGCATTGCGAGGATTGCGCAGTCGGATCGCCTTGCGGCACGCCACCTGACTTCAACCCTGACGCATCGCTTGTTCGGATCGCGCGGCCATCGCTCGTACCAGATCTCAGACTTCTCTTCGATCTCGAGGCGAACGCCCAAAAAGATACGAGGAACGGCCCGCGTCCGTCCGGTCTTCTTCCATGCCTTCCTGTAGGTTATCCCAAAGCCCGGCATCGCCTCGCTCTCCTGTTCAGATCATGCCCATGGCGGCGGCGCCAAAGACGGCCAGCAGGACGGTGGGGGCAGTGATGCCAGCGATCACAAAAACGGTGGTCAGGCGGTCTAGGTCAGCCATTGCCGTCGTCCTTCTTTGCGGGCGCGTCTTGAAGGCTGCAGCGCGCAGAGGTCTCCACGATGGCAGTCTCTTTCCAGAAAGAAACATCCGCCCGCAGCCGACCCAGCTCGGCGCAGAGTGAGCCGATAGTCTCGTGCGCTTTGATCAGCTCGCCGAACGATACCGGCTTGCCCATGTGCGCCAGCTTCTTGAGGCGTTTCGCCCGTGCCTCAGCTTCCTGGATCAGCTTGTCGGTCATCAAAGCACCCCGCGGATGATCGGCCAGGCAAGCCATGCGATGATTGCGGCCCAGAACACGACATTGGCGACAGCCATGTAGGCGGCCAGCAGGGCGCCGGGCGGTCGGCGGCGTGTCATTTCTGGCCGCCCCTTTTTGCTTCACGAACAGCGTGATCCAGCCGCGCAGATGCAAGTACGGTCGGCCTTAGCTCAGGCTCATATGCGTCATACGGCTGATACCAGCGCCCGCCGGACAGGCGCGGTAGGAGCGCCTGCGGGATCAGTTCCCAATTCGACGGATCGGTGTTCGTCTTGTCCCCGTCCAGGCACTTCAGGACATGGCCTTCCGGGATTGGGCCGTTCGCCTTTTCCCAGAGGTAGCGATGCTTATGGACGGGGCGTGTGGCCGCTCCGGTCCAAGGGTTCGGCTCGTCCACGATCATGACGACATAGCCATCTTTCGAGCAGATCCGCTCGTGTCCTGCGCCGCGCCATGTGTGCGGCTGATGTCCCTTTTTGAACTGCGTCTTGCGGGCGTTCGGGTGGCGGCCTCCGGTGCCTGGCGCGCACTTCATTCCTTTGTTCTCAGGCGTGCGGCCCTTGTTGTACTGTCCGGTGCGTCCGGTCATCCATCCCTTGCGCTTGCACAGCGAATTGAAATTGGAGAGCGAGACGTCTGGCCGTGCGAACGTGCCCTGGAAGTCAGCATGGGCTTCGCGGCGCGTCCTGGTCGAGTTGGCTTCGATCCACGCCAGTTCATCTTTGCTGTACTCGATCCACTGGCCCTTCATTCCGATACCTTTCCGATCTGCGGCAGCATCGGAAGGACGCCCTGTCCGTGCTCGGCAAATAGCTTCGCGGCCTTCAGCTGCAGATCTGCGTTCCTGGTTATGGTGTCGGACACGGCCACAATGGCTTCAGCACGCTTGGCTTCCTGCTCGATCTGCTCGGGTGTAAGGCTTTCGTCTGAGAGGCGCTCGAGCTGGGCGAACAGGTGATTGTTCAGATCTGTAAGCTTGTTCTTGCTCATGGCGCGGCCGCCGCCACGGCTTGGCGCTCGGGCGCGCCTTGGGCGTAGATCATCGGCATGATGAGCCCGACGGTGATGCAGGCCGCGAGGATCCACGGGCGTGCCGTGCCCAGGAAGGGGATGTGGGCCGGGGGCATCATTACATCCGCCCCCGTTGTGCCGACACGCGGTCAAGGCAATTGCGGATCTCCGCGAGGATGTTGCCGTGCCCCGCCGCGAAGTCCGCATCGGTCGGCACTCCATGCGTGCCGTCAAAATTGTCACGCATGTGTTCGCCGGTCATGGCGAGAGAGTATGCGTCAGCGGCCAGCCATAGGGATTTCAGTTCGTTCATGGTCGTCTCCTGTGGGTTTCGGCGGCGGGGCCCGTGCCTGGGGAGGTACGAGAGGATGGCCCCGCCGCGTCCTTCGCGCCGGGGGAGGAGGGCCGGCGGGAATGGTTGAAGGATCGGCGCTTATTCCTGCGCGGGTTCCTCGTCGACTTTCATGCCGCCCCGGATGCCGGCGGCGGCATAGTCAGCGGCGCTGTGGCTGTCGAATTGGATGGTCACCCGCACACCGGCCTCGTCCTCGATGAGAAGGCAGTTTTCGCCGCCGATCACTTCGGCGCTGGCCTTCCTTGGGCGGCAAAGGCGCGCGGTGTACGGCATCAGGCCGCCCCGGAATGAAAGGGGCCCGGGGCGGGGTCGGAACGGGGCCCCGGGCCGAGGTTGTCGACCGTGGTGGGCACGGCCGACGGGGAGTTCAGTGAGTGGATGGCGTTGCGGATCAGGACCGCGCGGCGGGCGGTGACGATGCGTTCGCGGCGGGGCGCGCCCGGGTCATCGGTCGCGGCGTCGGACAAATGTGCCCAGTCGACCAGCGCGCCGGTGCGCGACCGGCAGCGGCTGCTTTCGACGTTGAACAGCCCGAAGGTGTAACCGTCCTCCGTCTCGTCCAGGTCAAAGGGGCAGCCCTGGACGATCCGGTACAGGTCATCGCCGCTCTGTCCACCGTGGAAGGCTTTCAGGACCGCCTCGGCCAGCGCCGTGCGGCGCACCAGTCGGCGGAAATACGTCGTGTCGGTCATGGTGGTCTCCCATCGGATTTGCCGCGATCAGCGTTGCGTCTTCGGCGACAATGGGGAGAAGGTGTCATAGGATAGAACCTACGTCAAGACAAAGTATAGGTTAAAGCATATGATGCGGGGCCGCCAGGGCTGCGGCCTACGTCACGTAGAATCACATTGGGATATCGGTTGCGCCCGAAAAAATGGCGCATTGTGGCGAATGTTTGATCTTGCTTGGGCCGTGCCCAAACTGCCAAATTCACCCCTTATGGGGGTTCGGTGGCGCGAGTCGCGGAACATGACGACGAACGAAGGGATAGGTTGGCAATGGGTATTAGTGAAGCGAACGCAGCCCTTCGGAAGATTACTCTCCAGAACGATCCCGATCAGCGATTTGAGCTTTTGCGGCGTTACGCAGAAAGCGGCGTTCTTCCGGAGATAGTTGAGCAAGTAGGTCGATGTGCTCAGCTATCTCTGGATCTATCGCCCTACTTTCCGGGCCGACAGTAATACGCTGAACGTCCACACCGGCAATATCTGCCAGCTTGACAAGCGTGAAGTACGTCGGGTTCTGGACTTTGCCGGTGATAATGTCGCGCACCCCGGTATGACCCATGCCGGCGGCCTTTGCCCAGGCCGAAGCGTTGAGGTCTTTCCTCTCGTCCAGTAACCCCTGAAGGTTTCTGGCGATAAGCTCGCGTATTTGATCACGATCTACGGTCATGTCGGATGTATCCGACTCCGCCGCGGCGAGCGCAAATATGTTATGCCCTATTGACAGTGTAGGTTGTATCCTAGACTGTTCGATCATCATGGCAGACCTCATCGACGATATCGAAGCGTTCTTGGAGCGCAAGCAAATGGCGGCAACTGCCTTTGGCAGGGAGGCCATGGGTGACCCGAGTTTTGTGTTCGAGCTTCGCAGCGGCCGGGACTACCGGCGCAGCACCGAACAGAAAGTTCGAGAATTTATGGCCGGTTGGAAATCCCAATCTGGACACATGAAGGCGGCCGAATGACCGCCCCGACTTCCCCCTGATCTGATCCAATCGCTCTGCATGCTCACTACATGCGGCAGCACAGCGAAACATCCAACGCAAAAAGGTTGCCATGCAGGTTTATCAGACAATTCACATGCACATGCGCGGCCTGGTGTCCGGCACCAGCAAGCTGGCAAGCGCGGCGAGCTATATCAGCGAGCGCTGGGGTTGCGGGACTGATGCAAGCACCATCAGTCGAAAGATGGAAGAGCAGCGGAACTGGACCATCAAGGACGTTCTGGCGCTTGAAGACGCGACGGGGCGGTTCCCGGTGACGCTGGCCATGTACGCGCGGATCCAGGACCTGCAGCCCGCCAAACCGCTGGACGTGATCGACGCCGCCGGCGCCATGTCGAAGGAGGCGGGCGAGGCCGTGGCCGCCGCGCTGGCGCTATCCAAGCGCGGCAGCACCGCCCAGGCCATCGCCGAATGGCAGGACGTCGCAAACCTCGCAACCGCCACGATCCGCGCCCTTGAAGTGCGGCAGGCCATGGAGGTCGGCGATGCGTGATCATGCTCCAAAGCCGGACCTGACGTCCCGCCCGAAACCGCGCAGCCGCGAGAGTGACGAGCGGACCCTCGAATGGATCGCGCTGCGGAACGAAGGCCTCAGCGCTGCCAGGATCGCGCGGAGATATGGCGTCAATCCCGGCAGCGTGGTGCATGCAACCAACGCCGTTCGCGACGCCGACCGTGCCGAGGCGGGCGAGTCCGTCAGCGGGTACGCCTGGTGAGCGGTGCGCAGGTGATAGCGCCCGTCCGCGCGGTCGAGCTGATGGTCGGGCCGTGGCTATGGCGCGTCACATGGCATCCGGAAACGGGCGTTGCCTTCGGGATCCATGAGCCGGGCCTGACAATCTCGCCGTCCCTGATATCCGGCTTTGCCGCCGCCGAGACGCCGGCGCAGCTGCGCGCGCTCGCCGACGCGGTGGAGCGCATGCGGAACGAGGCTGCAGATGGCTGACGGATCGGGGTCGCCGCGCAGCTTTGGCCCGCCGGGTTTTTCGTTGAGGTGGGACGCTGGAGAGCCGGTTTCCAGGCTGGCGCGTCGATACGGCGTTTCAGACGGCGTCATCCATCGTTGGGCGAGAGACCTGGGGCTGCCCGCGCGCGCCTGCAAGGTGCGGAAAAAGGCGTCTGATATCCCGCGAACACTCCGGGACGATTGGAACGGGCCGGACACGTTGGCTGACCTGGCCGCGAAATACGGCGTGCACGCGGACACGATTGTCCGGTGGGCCGGGCTGCTGGGGCTTCCGCCCCGGAAGCCGCCGCGAAGGACAAGAGTGGTGCCGGATGGGTTCAGGGATGACTGGTTCGGGCCGGTGCCCCTGCCGCATCTTGTCGAGAAATACGGCGTCAGCCCCAAGTCCATGACGGCTTGGGCGAAGAAGATCGGGCTGGGGCCGCGCGGGCGCCGTCCAATGGCGCAGCCGATTCCGGATGATTTCGGGGAGAACTGGCTGGGCGGGCGGCCTGTTGCGGAGCTTGCCGACCTTTACGGCGTCTCTGATTTCACGATCGGACGTTGGAGCCGGGTTCTTGGCCTGCCGCGTCGACCGCGCGGGGGATCGAGGGCGAAGTACCAGGTCCCGGGCGATTTCCCGGACAGGTGGCTCAAAGCGACCTCGGTGCGAGGGCTGGCGACCGCTTACGCGGTGAACAGCTGGACGATACGCGCCTGGGCGCGGCGATCCGGGCTGCCTTCGATTCCGGGTGGGGTGAAGCGCCGGCGGTCGGCGCCACCGGCGCCTGCGGTCGAGAAGAAGCCGGTGCGCCGGGTGACGGCGGTGGCGCCGACCGAGGGCGCGCAGACCGCCTCGGCGGCCGTCAGTGGCCCGGACATACCGGCGGGGCTTGCCGCCGATATCCTGGCCTCGGGCGGCCGGTTCGCCGCGCTTTCGGTGGTGTGTGACACTCATGGAATTTCGAGCGTCAGGGCCCAACAGCTTTGGCACCGGTTGCGGGGGCTGTCGGGATGACGAGTTGGGCAGGATATGCAGCGGAAATGCGGGTGATCCCGTCGGAGCAATGGCGCGAGGCCCGCTTCCACTGGCTGAAGGCGGTACGGCTGGATCACAGCCTGTCGACGACCGTGCGGTTGCTGGCCCACGCGCTGGCGCTGGAATACGCGCACCACAAGACGGGCGAGTGCTATCCGTCGCCGTCGACCTTGGCGGCGAACCTCGGCGTTTCCGTGGACACGGTCAAGCGGTCCCTGGCCGAGCTGACGGCGGCGGGATGGATATCGCGGGCAACCGGCGGCGTCGGAGGGCGGGGCAGGGCAGCCCGGATCCAGTTCCTGTCAAAGGCCCGGATTGTGCCTCTCAGAGCGGGGGACAAAAAAACGCTTGACAGCGAAAATCAGAAGCCGGGCGCGACGGTCTACAACCTGCAAAAGGGGGGTACTGGTGCACCCCTTTATGACCCCAAAAAGGGGGGAGCTGATGCCCCCCTTTCGAAAACCAAAAGGGGGGCATCAGTGCGTGGAAAGGGGGGCATGGGTGCCCCCCCCTATATAGAACCATATATAAACCATAAACGCGGACCTGCCGATTTGGACGAAAAGGCGAGGTTCTGGGCTGACAAGATTTCAGCCGATTCGTTCATCCCCCAGAATGCACTTTCGAGGGACGTTATCCAGCGGATCCTGACCCTCGAACTTGTGGATGCCGAGACGCTCAAGCGAAGAGGGTTCATCTGATGACGACCACCGGCCATGCTGAGAAAGATCAGGAAGGCACCGTCAGCAACAGGGACCGGGTCCGGTCGCTGCTGTTCGACGGTCTCGGGTTTCGACTGAAGCGCGGGGAGGATCAGGCGGCGCATGCTCAGGCCCTCGATCGGCTGGCCGATGACCTGGCGTATCTGACCGACCACGATTTGGCGGTTCTGCGGGGGATGGTCGAGATCCACGGCGAAGGCCCGGCGCGCAACCTGTGGCCCGGGCTGGCCACGTTCAGGGCCATGGCCCAGATCGTCCAGCCGCGCCCTGTCGACGAGCTGCCGGCGCTGCGGCGCTGGTTCGCATCGGTCGAGGGGCCCAAGGCGTTGAAGGCCGGCACGTTGGTCGAGACGGCGGACTTCTTCGAGAAACGCCGGCGGCCGCCGGTCCGCCCGGGTGAGATGAACCTGATCGCCGACCACGCGCGCCAGAACGCGCGGCGTGTCCAGGTCATCGAGGAGCGGTTGGCGTTGGCCATGACCGTCTCGCCGGAGGATCGGGCCTGGCTCGATCGGTATCGCACGCGGGACGCCGACCTGCGGAAAATCGTATTGAGCAGAGAGGTGCGATAACATGGGCCTATCGGAGAAGATTCCGGTTGCAAGCGAGGTCCGGCCAAGTCGCATCGGCAAGCGGGAGGCATCCATTTGGGATCTGCTGGTCTGGGCTTTCGCTGTCGAGAGGGTGTCACTGGATTTCAACGAACTGGCGTCGACAGCAGGTGAGCGGCCGGGTGTTGGCATGGAATACATCCTGATGCAGCGCCACAACCTTGGGTGCTCGGTAGATGGAGGCGGTCGGTCGGCGTCCCACCCCGACGCGGACTTGGTGGCGTCTGCCGTCTCGAACCTGCCGGAAGCGGTCGGCGGGCAGCGGATGGCGCTGCAGATTGCCGAGTGTGCCAGGTTGCGAATGATGCCGGGCTGGGGAAGAGAAGCGACACCGCGGTGCGAGCCGGTGGAGTGGAAGAACCATTGGCGCGGAAAGTTCGCGGCCAGATCCTTCTGGCACGGGGATGCCCGGTTGGGCCGGTGGCCAGAGGCGCAGCTTGGACGCGACGATGGGTATGTTTGCCTGGTGACCTATCGAGGGACGGCGCGAGAGGTAGCGGCAGCTCGGCGGGCATGGCTGCAGTGGCGGATGGCTTTGGCGATGCTGCGCGATACGTTTCGGATCCGTTCCGATCTGACGGCTTTCGAGGTCACGGATGATCTACCTCCGATCGCGCCATGGAACGTTGGTGAGGTGGCCCAGAAGGTCCGTAGCTGACCTTTTGTAGAGTTCCGCATCTAGCTTCGTTTTGAAGCTCTGATAGTATTACTCGTGAATGGCGTTAATTGATGACCCGGAGTAAATAATGGCGGACGCGACATTGTTGTTGGAGGTAACCTCATCCTCTAGCGGTGAAATTTACGGTATCAGCTTCGTGCGTGCGGGAGATAATTTGATCTGTAAGTGCAGCTGCCCCGCTGGAAAGAACGGGCAGGTTTGTAAGCATCGATTGAATATCCTTCAGGGGAACATCGATGATGTTACCGGAGGGCAAATCGAAAGAATCGATCTGGTTCCATCAATCGTCAGTGGCACCGATGTTGAGCGCGCGCTGGTGGCTTACCTGTCTATTGATGAAGAACTTGCAGCTGTGAAGAAACGCGTTAGCGCTGCGAAAAAGGCTCTTTCCAAGGCGATGCTGGACTGATGTCGGGAGGACCAGAGGGTTTGGTTTGACGACGGTGTGCGAAAAAGTCGTTGACGGAATGTAGGATCGTTGACATGTTGCCTGCGAACCGAAGTGCGCCCGGCGGAGAGATCCGACCGGGCGCTTTCCATTTCAGGCATACCTCGGGCGCGCAAGCCGACAGGCGCGACGGACAGACGGCCACCTGCAGCGGCGGGGCGGGTGGCCACGAATTCCCGGCCGGATGCCGGGCATTGCCCCGGGTTTGGATGTCGATCCGCCCGACCCTCTGAAAAATGACGCGAAATCAGTGCCTTGCCCCGTGAAATCGGCCGATTTCGGCAAAATCGCGGGTCCTTCCTGGGATTCGGGGCGTATACGGGGCGGCTGAGCGCATGTGTTTCGGCCCTCTAAACCTCAACCAAAGCCTAAACCACGGAGTTTAATGACACTTCTGTCCGCAACGGCCCTGGCTGAACAGTTCGGCGTGACCAAGGGTCGGATCAGCCAATACGTCTCCGAGGGCAAGCTCGACGGTTGCTTCGAGGGGGACGGCCGCAATCGCAGGTTCGACCTGTCCAAGGCGGCCGCCGCGCTCGGAAAGCGGTTGGACCCCGGGCAGCTCATGGGCAACGGGGCAGGGACGAGGAAGGCGATCGACGCCGTGGACGCTGGCGCGGCGCCCGAGCCGCGGGGCGGAAACGGTGCGTCGCAGCTGCCGTCGGACGACAGCGATCGTTACAACATGGCGCGGACGCTGAAGGCAGAAGAGGAGGCCCGCCGGCTCCGCCGTCAGAACGCCGAGGCCGAGGGCAGCTATGTCCTGGCTTCCGAGGTCGCGATCCAGACGCGCCGGCAGATCGCCCAAGAGGTCTCGGAATTCGAGAACGTGATCCGCGATGCCGCGCGCCAGGTGGCCGATGAATGCGAGGTGGATTTCAAGGTGGTTCGGGCGATCATGCTCAGGACCTTCCGGGCCCACCGGGAAAAGCGCGCGGAGGCGCTTGATCGGGTGGCTGAGGCCGCCGGGATGACCGCCACCGAACAGGCAGAGCAAATCTGATGGGATTCCTTGCCCCGGCCGAGGCGATTGTTGCCTCCGCGCTGGCACAGGCCATGCGCCCTCCGCCGCCGCCGGACCTGACGCGCTGGTGCGAAGAGAACGTGGTCTTTCCGGAGGGATCCCCGGTGCCGGGCCCGTTCGACATCGATCGGTTTCCGTTCCTGCGGGAAATCCACGAGGTACTTTCGCCCGAGCATCCGAGCCGAGAGGTGACGGTGATGGGATCGGCCCAGATCGGGAAGACGGTGTCGATCATCCATCCGACTCTGGGAGCCTGGCACGAATACACCGCGCTCGACAGCCTGGTGGTGCATCCGACGGACCAGGCGGCGAAAGAGTGGAAGACCACGAAGTGGCTGCGGATGTGCCGGACGGCGCCATCCCTGCGGCGCATCTTCGGGACGGGATCCGCGAACGAGACGATCACGGACCAGGAGACGCTGGACCGCAACGGGACGCTGAAGACGGTGTCGGCCGGATCGCCGGCATCGCTCACTGGCACGTCGCGCCGCCTGGTCATCATGGACGACGTGGCAAAGTACGACATGACCGACAAGGGGGACCCGGAGCCGCTGGCCGAAAGCCGGGCGTCCGGGTTCGAAGACGCGAAGATCCTTCGGGTGTCGACGCCGCTGATCAAGGGCACCTGCCGGATCAGCAGGGCGTTCGCCCGCAGCGATCAGCGGTATTTCGAGGTTCCGTGCCCGCACTGCGGCCACTTCCAGGCCCTGACCTGGGAGAACTTCCTGGCCAGCATTGATCCGGAGCGTCTGCACGCCGCGCACTTCACCTGCGAACGCTGCCAGGAGGCGATCCGTCAGAGCCATCGGGAACGGATCGTCCGGGCCGGGCAATGGAAGGCGCGCAACCCGAGGGGAGATCATCCCGGGTTCTTCTTCTGGCGCGTCTATGCGCCGATGCGGGACTGGGCGTCGGTGGCGCAGCAATACGCCATCATGATGGGTTGGACGCGGCTTGTGGCCAACACGTCGGCGGACGCGGCGAAGAAGGACGACGTCGAGACAGAGACCGAGCAGGTGTTCTGGAATGACGTTCTTGGCCTTCCGTTCGAGCAGGCCTCGGATGCCCCCGATTGGGAAGCGCTCCGGGACCGGACTGAACACGCGAAGGAAGACGATGAAGAGATTGGGGTTCTCCCGGTCGGTGTCGTGCCCGTGGGAGGCTTTCTCTTGGCGGCGGGCGTGGACTGCCAGGAAGAGCACATGGAGATGCACGTCTGTGCCTTCGGGCGGAACCGGCAGCGGTGGACGATCGACTATGTCGTTATCCCCCATCATGTCGGGTCCGAGGACGGCCGAGCTGCGCTGTCGGCTCAGTTGAAGCGGACCTGGAAGACGGCCCTGGGATTGCCGCTGCAGCTGGATGCGCTGGCGATCGACGGCGGCACCTGGACGGATGATGTCTGGAGCTGGGCGCGCACGCACCCGATGGCCCGGGTGATCGTGGTCAAGGGGGCGTCGACCCAGAACGGCCCGATCATGATGCCGATGAAGTTCGAGCGCCGGAAGGACGGGAAGCGGAAGAAGCGCGACAAGCGCGGTTTCATGCTGAACGTCTCCCAGATGAAGGGCAATTACTACAACTGGCTCAAGGTCGAGGACCCGGCGGCGCGCGGCTTTTGCCGCTTCGCCCGCGGTCTCGGGGACGAGTTCTACCGGCAGATCACATCCGAGGTGAAGATCCTGAGCAGGACCCGCACCGGCGTGATGGTGGCGCGGTGGGACCTGGCCGAGCCATCCCGTCGCAACGAGGGGCTGGACACCGCGCTCTATGCCGAAGCGGCCGCCCGCCGGAAGGGATGGGCGTCGATGACGGACGACGAATGGGACCGGCTCGAAGAGGCGCGCAGCGCGCGGCCGGCCGATCAGCAGGGTGACCTGTTCGACGCGCCGGCGGCCCGGGTTGCCGAGGTCGATGAGACGAAGGGGGCAGAAGCCGAGAACCGGCCGGTCCGCAAAACGAAATCGCTTTCGGGGATTCTGAATGGCATCTGATGAAGAGCTGACGGCTCAATTGACGGCAGCGGAAGACGCGCTGCACCGCCTCATGATCGGCGAAAGCGAGGTGGTGATTGCCTATGACGGTCATCGGACCGAGTACAAGGCGGCCGACCAGGGTGCGCTCCAACGCTACATCAACACGCTGAAGCGGCAGCTGGGTCAATGCGCGCCGCGCGCGGTCCGCCGGGTGACGTTCTGATGGATGCCGTGTTCAAGTCCCGCCGCGCCGCCGCCGCGTCCGCCCCACAGGCGAAGGCCAGCAGCTTCGGGGTGCGAGAGCGAACCGGCTTCATGGGCGGGTCGGCTTACGTCGCCGGCGGCGATACCTCGGAAGCCATGGTTAACTTCCAGCCTCCGCAGGGCAGCGCCGACGGCGAGGTTCTCCGCAATCGGCACAAGGTGACGGCCAGGGCCAGAGATCTGACCAGGAACAACGGCTGGGCCGCCGGCGGTGTGGCGAAGGAAGTCGATGCTGTCATCGGCGCGACCTTCCGGCCGCTGCTCAAGCCAGACTGGCAGGCGTTAGGCCTGAGCCCGGAATGGGCGGCAGAGTTCAAGCGACTGGTCGAAGCGCGCTGGCGCAGCTACGCGGACGATCCGAGGAAGATGTGCGACACCACGCGGGCGCAGACTGCCGGCCAGATGTTCGCGATGGCCTATCGCAACTACCTGACCGAAGGCGATGCGATCGGACTGATCGGCTGGAAGACCGACCGGCTGACCCACACGACCCTGCGGGTGGTCGATCCAGATCTCCTTTCGATGCCGGACGGAGCCATGGAGACGGCCGGGTTTCGCGGCGGCGTGGAGATGGACGAAAGCGGCGCGGCGGTGGCTTATCATTTCCGGCAGGGCCATCCGAAATCGCCGTATTTCGATCTGCGGGACATGGGGCACCGCCGGTTCATCCGGGACACGAACTGGGGCCGGCCGAGGGTCCTGCATTTCTTCGACAAGATGCGGGACGGCCAGACGAGGGGGATCTCGCGGCTTGCCCCGATCATCGAAACGTTGCGCATGGAAGGGCAATATGCCCGGACCGAACTGCAGGCGGCGATCCTGAACGCGGCGCTCGCCGCCTATGTGAAGACGCCGCTCGGCCCCGATGCGATCGACGAAATGTTCGGCGAGGGTGATGCCGGGCCGTTCCTTGCCTACCAGATGGACCGGCAGGAGTTTTATTCGCAGCGCGACGGCGTGCACGTCGGCGGTGCCAAGCTGACCGGGCTCTTTCCCGGCGATGAAATCGGCATGGTCGAGACTGCCCGCCCGGCGGCGCAGTTCTCCGCGTTCAGCAGCGCGGTGCTGCGCCAGATCGCATCCGGCCTCGGGATCTCCTACGAGCAGCTGGCGGCCGACTGGTCGAAGACGAATTACAGCTCGGCACGTGCCGCCATGGTGGAGATCTGGCGCGGCTGGACGGCGCGGCGCGTCGCCTTCGCCCAGGGCTTCTGCCAGCCGTTCTTCATGGCCTGGCTGGAGGAAGAGGTGGATTTCGGTCGAATTTCCCTTCCAGACGGGGCGCCGCCGTTCGAGGAAAACTGGGCGGCCTACAGCCGGGCGAAATGGATCGGATCCGGCAAGGGGTTCGTCGATCCGGTGAAAGAGGCCCAGGCAGCGGCCATGCGGGTCGCGCTTGGTCTTTCGACGCTGGAAGAGGAGGCGGCCGAGCTGACCGGGTCCGACTGGGTCGAGAACATGGCGCAGATCGAACGCGAGATCGCGATCCTTCCCGAAGGATCTCTTCACCCGGTGCAGGAGAGCTTCGCCAAGCTCATCGGCCACAATGGCGGTCCGTCGCTGAACGACGAGACCACGGGAACCTGACACATGCTCAATCCGCTGATCTTCTCGCGGGCGTTCAACACGCCCCTTCTGATGCACCAGGCCAAGGCCCGGGCTTTCGTGGCAGGTTTCGGGCCACGACTGACGGGCATGGCCCCCGTTCTGGACGGCTTCGACGCCGAGGTTCCGGCATCGGCCTACCGGACGGTAAAGCCGTTCGCATCGATCCTCGACGGATCGGTTGGCGAACAGATGGAGCGAAGCGGCCGGGGCTATGCGGTCCGCGACGGCGTGGCTGTTGTGCCGGTGACCGGGGCGCTGATCCATCGCGGGTCCTGGGTCGGGCAGTCGAGCGGCCAGACCTCCTATGAAGGCATCGCCGCCCAGGTCGAGGCAGCCGCGCGGGACACCCGCGTGCGCGGGATCGTGCTGGAGATCGACAGCTTCGGTGGCGAGGCGGCCGGCGCCTTCAGCCTGGCAAAGACCATCCGGGAAATCCGTGGGGAAAAACAGATCCTCGCGATCGTGGCGGAGAACGCCATGTCCGCCGCCTATGCCATCGCGTCCCAGGCGGATCGGATCGCGGTGCCGCCCAGCGGGTCCTGCGGTTCGATCGGCGTGATCATGATGCACGTGGACATGAGCGAGGCGATGGAAGCGGCCGGCTTCCGGGTAACCCTGATCGAGGCCGGGGCCCACAAGGGCGAGGGCAATCCGTACCAGGCGTTGCCGGAAGATGTCCGGGAGAAGTTCAAGGCCGAGGCCGAGACGCTGCGCCAGATCTTCTGCGGCGAGGTCGGGGCGGGCCGTGGCGATCGCCTGTCATCCGACGCGGCCCTGGCCACCGAAGCCGAAACCTACCTTGGAGAGACCGCCGTCGAAGTCGGCCTGGCCGACGAGGTGATTCATCCGAAGGATGCCTTCGCCGCCTTCGTCGCTGATCTCGGACCTGCAGGCGCGGCAGGCACGTCCCGCGCCAGATCGGACAGCAGAAAGGAAAATCCGATGACCACGAAAACCGACAATCCCGCTGCCGACGCGTCCGAGGACGTCGTGGCGCCGGATGCCGATGGGGCCCAGCCGACACCCGAGGCGACGAACGACACAGCCCCGGCACCGCAGGCGGATGCGCCGGACGCGCGCAAGCGGATCGCCGGGATCTTCGATCATCCCGAGGCCAAGGGCCGGGACGGCCTGGCCCGGCACCTGGCGCTGGAGACCGACATGTCGGTCGAAGCCGCCGGCGCCGTCATGGCCGCCGCGGCCAAGGCGCAGCCCGGGCTGGCCGCGAAGATGGCTGGCGAGAACACCGATTTGGCGGTGCCGCAGGGCGACGCGGCAAATCCGGGTCCGAGCATGGCCGACCGCGTTCGCGCGAAATTCGCCAGCTGATCCTGGCAGCAGTGCCGACGTTCTTGTCGGCGGTAAGGGTAAAAGGAGATCACCATGCCCACCAAGACCGAAGGCACGCACATCGGTGACGTGCTGCTCTACGAGGCCGACAATTTCTACAGCCGCGAGACTGCCACCATTGCGGCCGGCGCAGATCTGACCGCGGGGGCTGTTCTCGGCAAGATCACGGCCAGCGGAAAGTTTGCGCTGAGCGCGCCGGGGGCATCGGACGGTTCGGAAGATCCGGTTGCGGTTCTCCTGGCCGATGCGGCGGCCGCGTCGGCCGACGTCGAGAAAGCCCTGATCGTGGTGCGCCATGCCACAGTGCGCCGGCAGGCTCTGAACTATCACGCCTCGATCGACACGGCGGGCGAGCGCACGACGGCCCTGGCCGCCCTGGCCGCGCTCGGGATCGTCACCGACGAGTGATCTTTTGCCGGCGCGGGCGAGATGCCCGGGCCCAGGCACCTGGATGCGCCGCCCGGCAGCATCCCGTTTCCCTGACATGAAAAGGAGCCAGCGATGCTGGACATCTTCAACGACGATGCGTTCGGCATCGCCGATATGACCGATGCGGTCAACCTCATCCCCAACCAGTGGGGCCGGATCGGCGCCATGGGCCTGTTCCGTGATCGCCCCATCCGGACGACCATGTTCCAGGTCGAGCAGAAAAACGGCGTGCTGCAGATCATCCAGTCGTCCGAGCGCGGCTCCCGCGTTCCCGGTGCGCGCATCGGCAAGCGGGACCTGCGCCCGTTCAGCACCCACCGCTTCGCCCTGACCAGCAATATCACCGCCGACGACGTGCAGAACCTGCGCGCCTTCGGGTCGGCGACCGAACTGGTCCAGGTCATGGATATCGTGGCTGAACGCCAGGTCGATCTGCGGTCGTCGATCGACATCACGCGCGAATACCTGCGCGCCGGTGCGCTGCAGGGCCAGGTCAAGGATGCCGACGGCACGGTTCTGACCAATCTCTTCACCGAGTTCGGCATCACGCAGAAGGTTGTCGACTTCGTGTTCGGAACCGGAACCACCGACCTGGGCGCCAAGGTCGAAGAGGTGACCGACCACATCCGGCTGAACATGCTGGGTGACACCATGACGTCGGTGCATGCCCTGTGTTCGCCGACCTTCTGGACCAAGCTCATGGGCCACGCGGACTTCCGCGAGCGCTACAAGTATTTCGAGAACACCCGCGGCGCCGATCCCCAGCGGGCCGATGTCTCGGGCGGCTTCGAATGGAAGGGCGTCGTCTGGGAGAAGTACCTGGCCAATGGTCCGGTCCCGCAGGAGGATGGAAGCGTCGTGAACCAGAGCTTCATCCCCGAGGGCGACGCGCGGTTCTTCCCGGTTGGCACCCAGCAGACCTTCCGCCAGTACAATGCGCCGGCCGACTACATCGAGACGGTGAACACCCCCGGGCTGCCGTTCTACTCGATGGTCGACGTCAAGAAGCGCACCGTCGAGGTCGAGGTGCAGACCCAGACCATCCCGCTCTGCGTCCGCCCGGGCACCCTGGTGCGCGGCCATTCCTCGACCTGATCGGCCTGAAACTCCCTGACGACATTTGGCGCCGGCTCGGGCCGGCGCCGATCTTGACCCCGAAAGGAGGCCGACATGGCCAGAAAGACCAAAGCTGCCTCGAAAGAGGTCCGCGTGATCATGGACCGTCCGCACACCTATCAGCTGGACGCGTCGCGGTCCCGCACCTTGCCGATCGGATGGCGCGGCGTCGTTCCCGGCGATGTGGCCGCCGAAATCGAGAGCGCCGGCCACGGCCGCATCACGGAAAAGGCCGATGTGGAAGCCGCCGCCGCCGACGAAAAAGCCTCCGGCACCGCCCCGGCCAAGAAGCCTGCTACCGAGAAGAATACCGCTTCGGGCGGCGCGGCGCAGCAGACCGGAGATACCGGCGCGAATGATGGTGGCCAGACCGGGGCTGGTGACGGCGCGGGCGATACCTCGACCGGCAGCGGCGATAGCTGATCGCCGCCGGTCGATAAGTCGAAGATCTGATGTCTGATCCTTTCGCGCGGTCCGTGGCGACGACATTCCGCTGCCACGGCATTGACGCCGTCCTCGATCCGGATGGCGTGGCGCTGGCCGTGAAGGTGCTGCCCGCCCGCCCGGACATGAATGTGGACTGGGCGCCGGGCGGGGTCAGCATGCGCAAGCCGACGGGCATGTTCGAAATACAGGCCGGCGACTGGGGCAGCTTCGGCACGGGCGCCATCCTTGCGATCGGGGCAGAGCGCCGGAAGGTGCAGGACGCAGAGGTTCGGGATCCGCGCCGGCTCAAGGTCATGCTCGACACGGTGGAGGTCTCCTGATGCGGCTCGATGCTGCGCTGCAAGGCAACCTCGAACAGTTCATGGAAGACGAGCTGGCTCTGGCAGAGGCGGCCGTCACCCTGGGTCGGCGGCGGGCGGCCGAGGGAATGAAGTTTGCCTTGCGCGCCGAGACGCGGTCCGAGCTGGGAAACCGCGTTGCCAATGCCTGGCGGTCGAAGATCTATCCCGGCACCGGGGACTCGCTGTCCACGGCCGGCCTCATCTGGACCAACGCTGATAACCTGGTGGCGGCTTTTGCCGAAGGCACGCCGATCAAATCGAATTCCGGACATTTCCTGGCGGTGCCCACCGAGGATGTCCGAAGGCTCAAGTACAAGCGGAAGCGCGTCACGCCGGAAAACTGGCCGGAACATCGCTTCGGGCCCCTTCGTTTTGTCGCCCGGAATGGAAAGCCGCCGCTTCTGGTGGTCGACAACCAGCGGCAGACGAAGGGAAAGAACAGCCGCAGCGGCTATGCGCTGTCCCGCAGCAAGAAGGCGCTGGAGACAGGCCACGGCTTGTCCACCGTCGTGATGTTCTTCCTGGTCCCGCAGGTTCGGCTGGGCAAGCGTATCGACCCGGATGCGATCATCGAGGATTGGGCGGGGCGAGAAGTCCGCTTGATCGACCAGGCGTTCGAGGAGTTGGGCAACAGCCCGCGCTTCCGCCGCATGCAGAGCAGGGGACGCCTGAAATGACCACGCGCCACGAGGCGATCGTGCAGGGGCTGGTGACGGCCCTGTCCGCGCATGCGGCGACCGTGGAGCGCGAGCCGGACAAAGCCCTGGTGGTGCCAGCCGGCGGCCTGATCACGGTGACGCTCGGGGATCCGGACGAGACCGGGTTCCAGCTCGGGACGGGGATCCGTGAGTGGGAACGGGTCATCGTGCTCGGCCATGTTGTGGACGCGGACAGTGCCGATGCCAGGAATGCGGCTGTCGACGCCGCGCTTTCCCAGACCGCGATGATCCTGAACGGGTCCACCCTGGGCGGCCTTGTCGACTACCTCCTGCTCGGCCCCCCGCTTGAGCCGGAGAACATGCCCTTCAAGGGCGCGGACAGCCTGCGCGGAACGCTCGTTCAGGTGACCCTCTTCTACGAAACCTCTGATAATCCGATGGAGACACAGACATGAGCAACGCACGTGGTGACGAGGCCAAGCTCCTCGCCCGCCTTCAGAGCGCATTCGGCACGGCCGAGGCTGCGGCGGCGGGGGCCTACTATGCTCTGCCGTTCTACACCCGGAGCATCACGCCGACGGAAGATCTGGGCGAAGACGAGGCGATTTACGGCGATGCCTATCCGGGCGATACGGTGGCGGGACTTCGCAGTGTCGGCGGCAATGTGGTGGTGCCCATGGCGCTGAACTCGATTGGCTGGCACCTGCAAGCCCTGCTGGGGGCACCGGTCACGTCCGAGCCGTCGACGGGCAAGTTCCAGCATATCTTCAAGACCTCGCCTGCGCCTTCGCCGCTGCTGCAAACGAATGGTGTCAGCTACACGCGGATCGCGCAGCACTTCACCAGCGACAGCCTGGCCTATACCGGGTTCGAGATCCAGGCGCGCAAGAATGGTGAACGGGCCCGCGCCACGTTCAATGTGATCGGCCGGGAAGAGGTCAAGGCGGGTGCCACGCTCGACGCATCGCCGGTGGCCTACAGCCCGGACCCGGTGCCGGTGGGCTTCGTCGGGACGTGTCTGATCGATGGATCCGAGGCCGCCGGGGTGACGGGCGTGTCCATGACCCTGAACTCTGGTGTCGAGATGGATCAGGAGACGCTGAACGGCCTGGCGACCGGCGCCGGCGTCGACTGGGGTATGTGGGGGCTGACCGGCTCGCTCGATGCGCGCTTCCGCGATGCGAACTATTACGATCTCGCCAACGACGGGACGCCGTTCGCGCTGGCAATGAAATGGACGGTCTCGGCCGATTACGAACTGGCGATCCTCGCGGAGAATGTGCGCCTTGAACGGACGGGCCCGGCGGTCGACAACCGCGGGATCATCAGCACCAGCTACAACTTCCGGACCAATCGCCCGGGGTCCGGCCAGACGGTGCTGACCGCAACGCTGAAGAACCTGACGGCCGACTACGCGAACGCGAGCTGATCATGGCCCTGAGACTGGGCCGCGCGATCGCGGCCGAGCGGACGATCGAGGTGGGCTATGGCGTGTCCTTCAGCTTCCGCCCCTTCAGCTTCGCCGACTTCAAGGAGGCGGAGGCCGCAGCCATGCGGTTGGCCAGGGATGGCATGCCGGCAATGATGGCGGTGGAGCTCGAAGCCGTAGACGACGAGGACGTTGCCCCGGAGGTCGAAGACAACCTTCGCGGCCGGGCAGCCGCCAACCTGGTGCGCCTGCTGATCCGCCGCTTCGGAACCGGCTGGGATGGCATCGAAGCCGAAGACGGATCCCCGGCGCCTTTTGACGCCGAACACATCGGCCAGGCGTTCGAGCTCTTTCCGGGCATCATCCAGATGCTTCAGCAGAGCCTGATGGTGCCGTTCCAGGAGGTTGCCCGCGAGGGAAAGCCCTCCGCGCCCTCGCAAAGTACCGCCTGACCGGCGGCCTCAAGCACTGCGAAGGTTGCGCGGATGATCCGCGATATGCCTGCGCGCGCTACGGGGGCGAGGGCGCGTGCCCTGAAGACAAGCACCGCCTGCGCTCGATCGAAGCCCGGGCGTTTCTGGAAGCCAGCAACGCGTTGGGCGGACAGCGCCGGGCTGGAATGAATGGCTTCACCGGCCTCGATGCCGGTGCGGCCCTGGCCCTTCTGGAGGGGCGCGGGATCTCCCGACAGTTTGCAACCCTTTTCCTCCCCTACTGGGAGGCCGGAATGTTCGACGCCGCTGAAGAGCAGCGTAAGGAGAAGACGTGAGCAGGTCACAACGCAACTACACGGTCAGGCTCGGCAGTGCTGGCATGGCGCAGCTTGAGGCGGATCTCCGTCGCCTGGGCAAGTCGGGCGAGGGATCGCTTCGGCGGATCCAGCAAGCCGGCAAGCCGGCGTCGGAGGGGCTTCGGGCCACCGATCGTGCGGCGCGGGATCTGAAGACGGGCTTGCATTCGATCAGCCAGGAAATCCCGGCGCTGCAGCGCCTGACGCGTTTTCTCGGCCCTGCGGCGATCCTCGGTGGCATGGCGGCGTTCAGCAAGTCGTCCCTGGAGGTCGGCAAGCAGTTCCAGGCGGCCATGAAGCGCGTCGAGGCGGCCACCGGCGCCGGTATAGATGACATGGGCCGGCTGGAAGACAAGGCGCGCCAGATGGGCGCCACGACCGCGTTCACGGCGATGGCATCGGCCGATGCCATCGAGGTCCTGGCCAAGAACGGCCTGGACGTGGAAGCCATCCTGGGCGGTGCGCTGGACGCGACGCTGGCCATGGCCGGCGCGCTTGGCGGCGATCTCGCACCGAGTGCCGATCTGGCGACCGATATCATGCAGCAGTTCGGTCTGCAGGCCGAAGAGCTGCCCAGGATCGCTGACCTGATTGCGGGCGCGGCGCTGAAGTCGAAGTTCGGTTTCGACGACCTGCGATTGGCCGTCGGCCAGGCCGGCGGCGTGGCGGGCCAGTTCGGGGTCAATGTCGAGGATTTCCTTGCCGCGCTGTCCGCGACAGCCTCGGGCTTTGCTTCGGGATCGGATGCCGGCACCAGCTTCAAGAACTTCCTGGCGCGTCTGGTCCCACAGGGAAAGCAGGCCGCCGAAGCGATGGATCAGCTCGGGCTCGAATTCTTCGATGCCCAGGGCAATATGAAATCCATGGCCGAGATCGCCGGGGAGCTGCAGGACGGCATTGCTGGGCTATCCGACGCGGCCAGGAATGACGCCCTTCAGAAGATCTTCGGAACCGATGCGGTGCGCACCGCGCTCCTGCTGGCCGACACCGGGGCGGACGGGTTCCGCGACCTGGCGTCGGCGATGGGCGAGGTGTCTGCGCAAGGCCAGGCGCAGGTCAGGCTGGAAGGGTATGCCGGCGCGCTGAAAGAGCTGAGCGCGGCCTGGGAAGCCCTGCAGCTGGAGGCATCGACCAACGG